TTCGAAGCTGACGAATTGCTCGTTCAACTGATCCTCCTTTTACCTCAACTTTCATTTAAACCCTGTGCTCTTGTTAGGCGGCACAGGTCATTTGCAATATTGCATTGATTGTCGACAGTAGCTTTGATAAACTTTTGAACCCATGCCATATCGAATACGAAGTCTTGGTCAGTTGTATTTAGACCAAGCTTTTGTGCTTCAATAATGACTACGGCAAGAAGTTTCTCGCTAATATCATCTGCTTTTTTCATTCTGGGGAATTCAATTACTTCCATCAGTTCTCCTGTGAAACGCCCATCCTCTTTTGCGAAGATAGTTTACTTGTGAGGTTATGCTAGTACTTCTTCGAAGAAGTCTAGTAGATAGCTCGGTTAAAGGTATTTTATTATATAAGTCTTTAAGAACCTGCCTCTCCTTAGTAGACCACTTGCCCTTCTTATATAATTTCATAATACTATTATAACAAAATAAAAACCATGTGTCAAGAATTATTTTTAGATACCCATAATTTATTACTTGACATGAGGTTATAAATTTAGTATAATATATATTACGGAGAAAAATTATGGATATAGATATAGCATACCTAATAATACTGGTAGTAAGCGTATACCTTGCATACCGACATGGTAAACAGGAAGGAATTGGTAGCACCTTAGATTATATGAAAGAACAGGGAAAGATAGATTTCGAGGACTAGTCAAAAAATAGTTGTTGACTTTTGGTGTAATTTTTAGTATAATATACATAAGTGTAAGAAGGGTTTCTTGCACAATGGCGTCCACACCGCAAGGGTGGACATAGTTTTACTGAAAAGGAAATTAGGAGAAATAATATGACGATTGATATTAGTAAATTTTGGCTTGGTATGAATAATGAGTGGTTGTTGCACAACACTGATACATCATATCCAAGATATAACATTGTAGAGAACACGGAAACAGGCAACTTTCGAATAGAAGTTGCAGTGCCGGGTTGGTCTAAACAAGAACTTGAGTTAATTCATGATGATAATGAGTTGCTCATCAAGGGGAAAAAAGAAATGAAATTGAGTGAGAATGAAAGATTTTCTCATCAAGGTCTTAGTCTTAAATCTTTTGAGCGAAAGTTTATGCTGAACGCTGACTTAAAAGTGGACGATGTCGAACTAACAGATGGACTATTGACTATCGCGCTGTCTAAAACTCCGAACTCCAATCGTAAAGTATTGGATATAAAATGAAAGCAATTAGAAATAGTTTTAGACAAGTAAAAAAATATGAGGATGTACAGGATGCGGCAACAATGGTCGGTTTAATGTGCTTATTTGGATTGGCAATTATTGCCAGTGCAGCACCTCTAGTTTAGATACTAGTCAAATACCTAAGTCGAGAGGGCAGGCAACTGCCCACTCGCATTAATTTACAAATATGGTTATAGTAAGTGCAGAGGCTTTAGAAAGAATAAAAACTAAAGTTAAAAATCGATTGGTTTGGGGATTACGATTAAGTATGAAACCAAACGGATGTAATGGGTGGGCGTATGACTTGAGTTATTTGGAAGAGCCAAATACATCAAGTGATGCGGTGTTCTATGGTGTAATAGCCGTAGACCCAATGACATTTAGTTATGTCGATCAAATTGAAATTGATTGGAAAGAAGATGGGTTAAATGAGTATTTTGAAATCAAAAGCCCTCAAGAGACAGCCCGTTGTGGCTGTGGAGAAAGTTTTACATTATGAAAATATCACAAGAGGGTATATCCCTTATTAAAAAGTTTGAAGGTTGTGAGTTAGAAGCCTATCAAGACGCAGTTGGAATATGGACTATAGGTTATGGTCATATCAAAGGTGTCAAGGAAGGAATGTCTATCACAAAACCACAAGCAGAAGAAATGCTAGTACACGAACTAACAGAGTACGAACAGCATGTTCTTAATCAAATAACCATCTCACTCGACCAGTGTATGTTCGATGCATTAGTATCATGGACATTCAACCTCGGTCCAACCAATTTAAGTAGTTCTACATTATTAAAAGTATTAAATAGTGGAGATTACGAAGGAGTCCCTGCCCAGATTAAACGCTGGAATAAAGCAGGAGGCAAAGTATTACAAGGATTAGTTCGAAGACGAGAGGCAGAAGCATTGCTTTTTGAAAACAAGGACTGGTCAAACATTTAGGACAACATGGATATATTATTATTGATAGCATTGATTTGGGGGTATAACAACCAACCAAAAGATGTCGATCCAATTGCTCCAGTAGGTACAACATTTAATCAAGCAGCAGGCTTTGAGTGTCAAAGTAATTGTACCCCCGCAACTCAACCAGTTTCAATAGAAAGTGTAGAGACTAGCACAGGGACAACTACGACTACAGCAACTGTAGCACAAATCATAGCAGAACTTGAGGCAATGCCAGTAACAACAACTGTGACTGCTACAACAACGTCAACAGGTACAGGAACATCAACAAGTACATCAACTGGAACTTAATTGAAAGAATTATAGTGCTACTCATTATAGTAGCACTGATTTCTATAAGTATACATGATAGAAAAAAACACGCTAAAGAGTTAGAAATAACTCGTAGTATAGAAATAGCAAATTGGCATAAATTAAACCAGTTAGAGAGTAGAATCAATGGACAAAATAAAAAAATTCTTCGCAACAATGAAAAGGTTATGGATTGCATTAAAAAGCAAATTTATAACCCTATATACATTGACTGTGAGTTACAATCAAATATGGGGGGACTCTGATGATCAGACCTTCATTGTTCGAAAGTTCCTAGTAAAGAAACCAAACCATCTTAAGTTCAGAACTGAGCAAGGAGAAATCGTAGAATTTCAAGGCGCAGAAGGACTTAACTACAAAATAGAGGAAATGTAATGAATCAAATGTTATTAGCTTTCGTTTTAGTACTCGGAGCAGGTAGCTATTGGCTATACTCTGAAAATGAAACATTGAAGGCAAACAACGCAAAATTAGAGGGAGCAATAGCAACTCAAGAAGAAGCTATAGCTACCATGCAAGCAGACTTTACTCTGCAAACAGAAGCGTTACAGGCTCAGACTTTAAGAAGTCAAGAGATACAACGAGAATTAAACAGGTATAGTGATTTTATAAAGAACTATAAATTAACAGCAAAAATACTGGAAGATCCAGTAGAAATGGAAAGGAAAATAAATAATGGAACAAGACACGCATTTGAAAACATTGAAAAGCTTAGTGCTACCGTTGACAATCTTGACGATGGTCTCCAGCTGCAGCCTACTTCCAACTAGAGAGATACAGGTAACAGCAAAGCCTATGCAACGGACGATCATTCAACCGATCATGCCTCGTGAATTAGACTTAAGCTCTCCTACTTGGATAGTTGTAAACCCAGATAACTGGGAAGATCAACTTGAAAAGATTAGAGTACAAGAAGGAGAGTTAGTATTTCTAGCAATGACAATACCAGATTATGAGGTTATGTCATTGAACATGAAAGAGCTACAAAGATATATTACAGAACTAAAAGATGTAGTAGTATATTATCGAAGGGTTACAACAGAGGACTTATCTGCCCAAAATGACGATAGTTGATAGAGTAATACGAATAATACAAGAACAGCTAAATAGGAAAGATATTCGTATGACTACTGATATTATTGATGAGACAAACGCAGATAGTTTAGACATGATAGAAATTATCATGGACGTCGAACAATGGTTCGAAATGGAAATAAAAGACGAACATATAGAATTACTTCGCACACCAGGAGACATAGTACATTATGTGGAGCAAAATACGTAGCTGGTGGTTTATGTTTAACAACTATAGATTTATGATGAAAGGGGCAAAGTTCTTTGAGAAGAATCCTTTAGTTCAAGGACGATTTGAAGAAAATGAAGATTGGCTCGAAGATCTCGAGCAAGAACTCGATAAGCTAGTAGAAAAACAAAGACTAATTAAGAAAAAACTAGCAGAGATAGAAAATTTACTACATGATAGAATTCAGTAAGTTAAGAACCTTATTACTACAGCATATAGTAGAAATAAGTTTTACAAGTTTAAAATCAGGAAGGCAATACAGTATACCTTGTACTTTAAGGGCTGATGTCATTCCGATACAAGTTAACCAGTCCGATTCGGACTCTATACTATTATATCGTTTAGATACTAATAAATGGGAAGACCTTCGTCTTACTAGTATAGATGGTTACAAAGACCCCTTTTAAGGGGCAAGCCTCGTAAGAGGACAAGGAGAGAGAAATGTTAGGATTCCTACAATGGGTTATAGGATGGATTCAGGTTATACCATGGTTAGTCATGAGTGCCTCAATCATAGCGGCATGCACGGACACACCGAAAGATGACAAGTTAGTTGGGAAACTGTATAAGATTCTCGATTGGTTTGCAATCAATGTAGGTAAAGCCAAGCAAGACGCAAAGGGGAGTTAATCAATGGCACATCCTTCCGAACAATTCAGTGGCGATATGTCTCGTAATGAAGTAGAACTAGACCTTAATAAGTTTATGGCTATGGTTTCAGAGATTGGTGAATTAAAAGCCAAGATTATGGAGTTAGAAAACGAGAAAGAACCTGACAATCCGTGGCAACGCTGGATATGGTTATCGCAAATGGTAGATTCTTGGAGAATTTTCCCAAGACTTTTCCTTAGTGTCTATATCTATTTATTGTACTACTGTACAATGTGGTTTATGGCTTTAGAAACTCCAACATTAGAACAATCTGGACTCATTAGTATCGTAGTAGGTGCTGGTGCGGCATGGTTTGGACTATACGCTGGAACAGCTAAAGATAAGATAAACTCAAAATAGTTCTTGACTTCATGTCATAAATTTAGTATAATATATGTTATGAAAAAGTTTAAAGACATTAAAAAAATCAAACCAGAGAAAAAACCCTGCAAGATGTGTGGAAACACAGAGAATGCAGATGGACTCTGTGGTGTATATAAATGTTGGAAGTAACATATGAATTTATTTTACTTAGACGAGGATCTAGATAAGGCAGCCCAGTATCATGTTGACAAGCATATTGTTAAGATGCCACTTGAAGCTGCCCAGATTCTTTGTACAACAATTTATATCGACAAGTTTCTAGGGTATGTTCCTCGTGCGTTAAATGCAGACGAGCGTGAAGTTCTCAACAAGGTTAAAGCCGAAATTAAGCACTTACCACTTGAGGAGCGACCCTTCCCCTACCTTCCAATGATGTACAATCATCCATGCACTATCTGGGCAAGAGAGTCGTTGGACAACCACGAATGGGTTCATTGTTATGCTAACGCATTGAATGATGAATACTACTATCGTTATGGCAAACTACACAAATCAATAGAGCAAGTAGTAAATAAATTGCCAGATCCAGTACATCTAGAAAGAGTAGGTTTTACTACGTTCGGTTTGGCAATGCCAGAAGATCTTAGAGATTACGATAATCCGATACAAAGCTATCGAGACTATTACCATTTAGACAAGGCAACCTTCGCCAGTTGGAAATACAGAGACAAACCACACTGGTGGAACGAAGACTATGCCGATTACG